AGAATAGTGAAATTGGCTGCGAAAGATTGGCAGGCCATCGCGATTCAGAGTAGTGCAAGCAATTGAGGCGGTCAGTTTGACTGATTGGGAAGATGGATATGGCGCTGGATATCGAGCCGCTTTGGGGACTGCTCGGCGTGATATCGGCCGTGATATTGGAATGGCTACGAAGACGAAGAAAAAACGCAAACCTTCTGCGTATTCTAAACGGTACGGAACCGCATTCCGGTCGCTCAAAAAGAAGCATCCACGAATGGCTTTTTCGTCTCTCTCTAAGAAGGCGCATAAATCAGCGAAAAGGAAGTGAATGCGATGGTGAAGAATAAGACTGCTGTTGCTGCCTTAACTGGTAAACGTCTTATAACCAAAGAGGTTATGAATTATTTATTTGAAATGCCTGCTGGTCCTCCCGCATTATGGACACTAGAAAAGTTCGGATATCACAATATAACGGCGGGTGGTTCAAATCGTATTCTCTTTGCTGAAGAATATTTCGATTTATCCGGTTATACCAAACAATTTTTAACCACGTTTCCCCAAAGAATTACAGTACAAGAAGGCGGGTCTTTTAGATTGAAGGAGGACAACGCATCTCCTCGGTTTGGAATGGTGGTATTGGATTTGATTTCCGAAGAGCAATTGACTTTCGCAAACATCTATGATATTGCTCAACTCATTACCGTTCAAGAATCCGCTCCGTCTTTCGCTAAAGGGCCGTTGGAATTCTCACAATTGATTTATGGAAGGTACAGAATGTTTGGTAGAGACACAGCGATTTATACTCCTACAAATGGAAATATGACGGTTCTAAATCAAACCCTATTCGGTAGTGGTTCACCAACTACAGCAATGCGATTGTGGATATATCGCATCATCATTCCCTTTGGAGTTCTAGCGGCGGACCCCGATGATTTTTTAGTGGTTCCGCCGGCTAGATATATCATGTCGGCTACAATCGCCGAAGAATCAGATAATGCGTTCATGATGAGACAGAAAAAATCTTATGAGTTGGCCGTAAATGATTAGATGGTCTTTGATTATTGACGAATGGAATTTTCCAATATCGATTAGAGGAAGCCAGCGTAGCCTACGGACCTCTTTGGAAATTGAAAAACCGCCCTCTTTACCCAAAACAACACCGAAACCAGATTGGCGAAAACCCCCGTCACGACCACCCTATATGCCCGGTCCAGAAGATATGGAACAACTCAGATATGTATACACAGATACCGAAGATTACGAGGCATGGTATATGGCAAATCAGGGCAAGCCGGGTTTCCCCGATTGGGACCCTCCAGAAAGAAAATATGAAACGTGGGAAAGAACCCGGCCGGATTATTACGAAGAACCCCGGGAAGACGACTACTATTACGATATTGGGGAATATTGGTTTGCAAACCAGTGAAGATTTATATCCCGACATCCCCACGGCTACAACGCCGAGTGGCGACGAAAGCACCGATGATGAGACGCAGGTCTTGGAGGTGTTCGTGCTTGGTAGGAAGCCTAAGAAATGCAAGAGATTACCCTAATTATGGGCCTTATATCACTATTATTAGTGACGAAGAGAACGACTAAAAAACCTGTCTTTGGACAGTTGACATTAACAGGAGAATTGGCTCTTGATTGGATGAAGAACGAGATGGAGATAATTATTGCGAAAGTGATGATAGGCCCGATGGGTGCATTTCCTGAGTTTAACGTACCAGATTGGGCCAACGAACGTAGTGGAGATATTGGTGTTATTTACCATGCCAACTCGTTCGCAAATCCTGTGCTTGTCACTCAACGTAGTATATTGCGAGCATTAGAAATCTGGTGTGTTGAGCAGGAAGCAAAAGGAGCCGAAACTCTAGTAGAAAAGAAGGGGTCGGGGAAGCGTGGAGTTTTAATCATCCATGAAGGAAACCCAACCCTCCGATTTTTGCGAGATTTGGAGAAGGGAAAGTTTGCCCCTTACGAGATTTCTGAAATATGAAATCTGTATCTATAATTTGGGCCCCGATTTTTCGGAATCGGGGCCCTTTTTTTTATTTTCAAATCTGAATCTGCACAATCTTTCAGAAGTCATTCGCCAATGGTTGAAAATACCCTTTATTTTGCCGTTCTAAGCCCGTTGAAGGTCTGATGTGGGTTCGTGTTAGACTTGATGTATGAAACGCATTAAAACGTGCTTAAAATGAAAGTTTCCCTAGGTTATAGGTAACTACAGCCAAAAGGCTCCGAAAGATAGTTGCAGATTAGGAAGCCAAAGATACAGAATAGGGACTTATTAGGCGCTATTTTACCGTAATCTGGACACCTGGTCTACCCGTTTCCGGTAAAATGTAACTTTATTAACTACCGATTGTTACAACGTCGCATGGCAACAAGTAAAACTGGTAGTTTTTGGCTAACCGACACGATATCCATTGCGGCAGGTGCCGGAACAGGAAATCGAGTACAATCAACAATAGATTTGGGTGCTTACGTGAATGTTCCGACAGGACAAGCAGTAGCAATCGATATGGTGGATTTTATCTATCAAAATGGCACAGATTATGACAGCAATCCTCAAGGTTTGGCGGCTGCTGATGGTACAATTGGAATTCAATTAACGGATTTGAATCCCAATACATTATTCGTTCGTGCCGATGACCAGAGCCTTATTGCATCGGGTGCAATGGCAATAGACCAAGGCAACAACGTAGCAAGTCACGTTTCCGATTTATATCCCGATTCTTACGGGACAATTTCTCAAGCATTCATGTCTGTTGCAGATACCCTCTTTCTGGTTGGTGGATGGGATGGTGCCGGAAATGTTGGTGGTGCAGGGATAACAATTTCAGTTCGAATTCGAGCGAGAATAGTGAAATTGGCTGCGAAAGATTGGCAGGCCATCGCGATTCAGAGTAGTGCAAGCAATTGAGGCGGTCAGTTTGACTGATTGGGAAGATGGATATGGCGCTGGATATCGAGCCGCTTTGGGGACTGCTCGGCGTGATAT